TCAATATTTATTTCCATCGTTTTCTCCATTATTTTAATGGTTATTACCGTGTTTAATTCTCTTATCGGCACACCTCTCGATTCCCTTCGGAAAATTCCTCCCCCTCCACTCATTTTGTAGTACAGTGTCTATTATAATAGAGGGAGAACTAAATGTCAACACCAACACCAACCACCATGACCAAATCCGAATACGCCCGACACCGTGGCGTCTCTGCCGCGATGGTATCCAAATACGTGCGCGATGACCGTATTCTGGTCATGCCCGATGGTCGAGTCGATGTCGAGATATCCGATACACTACTCAACCAGTTCAGTGAATCCCCTCTCCGCAATCCCCAGACCGACTCCTCAGCCCCCGACGACTTCCTCAACGACGCTATCAAATCCCAGATCGAGCAATTCGCCGATATCGGAACCTACGCCGAACACCGAGCCCGCCTCACCAAATACAAAGCCGACCAGGAAGAGATCAAACTCCGGGAAGCCCGTAATCAACTCACACCAACCGACAGAGTGATAAACGCTGCGCAGACCACTGGTACTAGAGTGCGTGACGCTCTGCTCAATCTCAGAGACCAACTCCCGCCGGTACTCGCCACCATGACCGACACCCACGAGATCTGGCTACGTCTCGACAAAGACTTCCGAGCAGTTCTCAATGAACTCTACAATGAATTCTTACAAAAACCCAATCAAGACCCCAACCCCAGGAGTAACTAAAGACAAAATGCCCAATAATCGACTCACAACCATGTTTTATGACGACGGGGACTACGACATCCTCTGTCGTACAATCGCGTCCTTCCTGCGGCAAAATTCCGCTGAATTGGACCAATTTCGCATAGTGGTCCACCTACAATCCCCCGCGCCCGAAACCATCGACATAATCCGAGATCAATTCCGTAGATTCAATATTGCAATCGCAACCAGCAAAAAGACTCTCTGCGCGCCCTGTATACTCAAACGCCACAAAGTACGTTATGGGGTGGTGATACCGCCTGGGTGGATCTCGATGTGGCCGCTCTGGCCGTACGTGCGCGAACTCCGGTACATACTATCGAACACTCCCAAGCTCTCGCATATTAAGCTCATTAACGATGCAGAGATGTATAACGACTACACAATGAAGCCGATTATATACGAATACGCGACTTCTCACACTCTAATTGGTAATGGTAATCTCGACAAGACTCTCCCGATGTTGATCAAAGACCCGCTCAAGCACACTAAACTCTCACTGACTGGGAAACTAAAATCCAATGTGTTTACTAAGGAGCCTCTACCATAGAGATAGTATCCCCATATCAACTACATCCCGGTCCTCCTCCCGCCAATCTACCAGCTGGGTTGATCCCCGAACTCGACCCAGCCCCGCCCTCAAACACCGATATCTACACACTCGCGTTCGCTAACGGACTACAACCTCCGCCTGATCTGCTTAATTCCGAGTGGGCGAATGAATTTCGGTTCCTCCCCAGGGAGTGCGCTAATGAATACGGTAAATACCATATCGAACGTACTCCCTATATAGTGGAGCCTCTCGACTGTCTCTCCCCCCGTTCCCCCGTCAAGATCGTCACTATACGCAAGCCCACCCAAGTCGCCTGCACTGACGGCATAGGCAACAACTGGCTCCTAGCAATCGCGCACTCCTACCCCGCACCCTGCATGATGATGCTGCCCACTGTCGAATTGGCTAAACGTCATTCAAAGACCAAAATCACCCCGTCTATCCGGGCGATGGACTGCATGTCCGGCCTGATCCACGACGTAAAGGAAAAGGGCGGGGGTAATACCATACTCATTAAAGAATTCCCCGGTGGTTCTTGGTCTTTCGTCGGCTCCAACTCCGCCGCTGCTCTCAGATCAGTCTCTATCAAATACCTTATACTGGACGATATCGATGGCTACGAGGTTAGTGTTAACCAAGAAGGCGACCCAGCCGAGCTCGCCCGAAAGCGTATGGATGCATTCTCGTCCTCGTGTAAAGAACTCCGTATGTCTACACCGACAATTAAGGAATTCTCTAAGATCGAGAAGTATTTCCAGGAAGGCGATCAGAGTTTTTATCATGTACCCTGTCCTCACTGTGGCGAAACCCAGACCTTGGAGTTTGGTGGTCCTGACGCAACATTCGGCCTCAAATGGGATAGAGCGAAATCCGGTCGACATCTACCCCAGACAGCTCGATATCTCTGTCTTCATTGCGGTACTTTAATCAAAGAGCATCGTAAGACCTGGATGCTTGAAAACGGTCTCTGGATTGCCAAATTCCCAGACCTGTCCGACTACCATCGATCATTCGCCCTCAACTCCCTATATTCCCCCTACGGCTGGGTATCCTGGGAGAAGATAGTCCGCGAGTTCTTAGAGGCTAAACGCGACCCGACCAAAGCTAAATACCAAGTCTGGATGAACACTCGTATGGGGTTAGTGTACGAGGCCGGTGGTGAACAACCCGATTGGGAGAAGATCAAGAACCGCTCCGAGCCATACCGACCAATGTCAATCCCCTCTGGCGGACTCTTAGTGACCGCCGGTGTCGATGTTCAGGCCGACCGCTTCGCCATTGTCGTAACCGCATGGGGGCGTGGCGAGGAATGTTGGGTAATCTACTGGGGCGAACTCTACACCGATACCGCTCAGCAAGCCGCATACGATGAACTCTCTGAATTCTTATCCCGTAAATTCCCTCACCTCTCCGGCATCGAACTGGGCCTCTCCGCCTACGCTGTTGATTCCGGCTACCGCACCGATGACGTATACAATTTCTGTCGTACACGCTCGCCAATCGCCATGGCCACTAAAGGCTCGTCACTCCAGGGCCACCCCAGTCTAGGCCGCCCAACAAAACAAGATGTTAACTACCTCGGCTCTACCATAAAGAACGGTATTCAACTCTGGCCAATAGGCTCATCCACTCTCAAGGCCACTATTTATGGTCGTCTCAAAATAGAATCCCCAGGCAGACAGTACATACATTTCTATGACGGTCTACCTGACGATTTCTATAACCAACTCACATCTGAAAAACAAATGACGGTGTATGACAAAAACGGCGTCGCCAAGCGTGTGTGGGTACTCCCATCCGGTAAGCGCAATGAAGCACTCGACTGTATTTGCGGTGCTCGCGCTGCCGCTATCCGATCTGGTTTAGAGCGCATGGATTGGGATAAACTCTCCGCCGTAATCAATCACCGCGCCGCAGTCGCAAATCCCAATACCGACCCGACTCAGCCGCCCAAACCCACTACCCCTCCACCGCCTCGTAAACGCCGTCGCCGCACTTCTCACTCGTCTTATCTGTCTTCAGGACATTCATCTATATAAAGGAGTATAATCACCATGGCATTTACATCAACCGACCTGGCCAACGTCGAGGCTGCAATAGTAAAACTCGCTGTCGGTACCCGTGTCATTGAATGCGAAATCGATGGCGACCGGGTACGCTATCAACCTTCCGATCTCGATAAAGTCCGCGCTCTCCGTGATCTAATACGACAGGAGTTGGCCTCTACCGCCACTGGCTATTCTCGTGTACGTAAATGCGTAACGGATAAAGGGTATTAATATGCACATACCAAACCCATTCGCGCCCATCGCAAACATCTACCGAGGTCTCCGCGTACTCGCCACTACTGGCCAGACCTCCTACGAGGCGGCCAGCATAACCAAACGTATGCGTACCTGGGGTCTCTCCACTGCCGGGCCTAACTCATCAATAAACGACTCAATGGCCAGTGCTAAAGCCCGCTCTCGTGAACTGGACCGCAACAATCCTCACGCAAGCGGCGGTATCGACTCCTACGTGACCAATCTTATAGGGCGGGGAATGACGCCAAGGTGGAATACCGGCAACCCGGCTCTTGATGCTAAGATCTTGGATCTGTGGAAACTCTCTGTCGGTGAAATGGACGCGTCAATCTGCGAACTGGATTTCTATGGTCTCCAAACCCTGGCCGCAACCTCAATGGTAATGTCGGGCGATGTACTAGGCCAATTCATCTACCGCCCCTACACCTCTACTCTCAATGTCCCGGTACAGCTCAAACTCCTTGAAAACGACCATCTCTACGACCAATACGACCAAATGCTCCCCAATGGCAACTCCCTCCGAATGGGATTCGAGATTAACCCCGCCGGGGAAAAAGTCGCTTGCCACGTCTACCCCCAACACCCCGGCGACGGGTTTACCGATGCGTCAAATCTCTTACCAGTGCGCATCCCTATCGAGGACACTGTGTTCCTCTATCAACCACGGCGACCTGGCCAACTCCGAGGCATGCCCTGGCTCTCGTCAGTGATCGCTGGTCTGCGTAGTATAGATGAATACGACGATGCCGAACGCATCCGAAAAAAGATCGCGGCTATGTACGCGGGGTTTATCACCTCGCCTCCGGGAGATCCAGAACTATCTGGGTTACCAGGACTCGAAGAGGACTACGACGACGAGGAAGATCTCGTCGCTCTCGAACCCGGGCTCATGCAAGGACTAAAACCTGGTGAAGATATAGAATGGTCGAAGCCCGCCGACGTAGGTGAAAACTTCCAGCCCTGGATGAAACACAATCTCCGCCGCATTGCCAAAGCTCTCAAAATCACCTACGAACAGCTCACCGGCGATCTCGAAGGCGTAACCTACTCGTCAATCCGAGCTGGCCTGGTCGAAATCTACCGTCAATGCCGAGCTATCCAAGGCCAAATCCTAGTGCACAAATTCTGCCGCCCTATCACTACCCGCTGGCTTGACATCGCGGTCGCATCAGGGCGCATATTCATCCCTCGATACTATAAAAACCGCCGAGTCATCGTCAACAACATCTGGGACCCCGACGGCTGGGAT